CGAAACGACGAAGTTAAACGCGGTCGTGATGGCGTTCCGAATCGTCGTGAGGGCGTTCGACACGGCGCTAGTGATGGAGTGCCAGTGGGTAATGATGAGCGCGAGCGCGATACCGAACGGTCCCGCGAGGATTCCGACGAGTAGCGGCCAGTTCGCCTTGAACCAGTCGAACACGGATTGGGCTGCGGACTTAATCGCGTTCCACACGGTCCCCGCGAGCGCGGCAATCGTGTCCCAGTTTTTGTATAGGAGGACGCCGATTGCGATGAGCGCCGCGATCCCGACAACGATGGCCGCGACGATTCCGATAGTGGGGAGCATCGCTGCGTCGAGCCCGAGTTGCGCGACGGTGGACGCAATCGTCGCCACCTTCAAAACGCCAAGCGCGACAGCCCACGCGATTAGTCCGGCCTTCATCACGTCCACGTTGTTTACGAAGGGGAGGACAACTTGGACGAGCGACAGCAACGAGCCGTAGAGCTCCGCTTGCGCCGGGAGGAGCGCGGACCCTATGGCCACTTGTACGCCCTTATGCGCTAACGCGAGCTCGCGCTGCGCCTGTATGACCTTTTGCGTTTGCGCGACTTGCTTATCCCCGACGACGGCGCCGTACTTTTCGACGGTTTTTATTTGGTCCTCGATGCCCTTGGAGCCGCCCTGGAGGACCGGGATTAGCTTCGTACCGGCGCGCCCGAAAAGTTGCGATGCGAGCGCTGCGCGCTTCGCCGGATTCTCGATTTTGGCGAGCCCGTCCGCCACTTGCAAAATGACCGCTTGCACGTTCCCGGCCTTCACGTCCGCGAAGCGGACTCCGAGCTCCTGTAACGCTTTGCCGCCCTTGGCGCTGTTGTTACTCCACGTTTCCATGTTTTTCGACAGCTTGGTCATCGCTGTCCCAAACGTGTTCGCTTCGATCCCGCGCACTTGGAGGAGCGACACCCACGCGGAAGCGGTTTCCGTTTCCATCCCCGTCGCGCGTTGCAGCGCTACCGTTTGTTTCGTGAGGTCGGTCGTCGCGTCCGAAGCGTTTTTCAGGAACGCAACGGACGCACCGATAGCGGCGGCGGCACCCGCGAACTTGGCGACACGCCCCCAGTCGATTTTGTTAAGCGAGCCAGCGGCTTTGTCCCCGGCCGCGCTGACCTCGTTGGCTCCCGCAACTAGCTTGGCGGTTTCCGCGATGAACTCGACAACGATGGACGGGTTAGCCACTAATGACGCGCCGCCTTACGCGCTTCCCGCGCTTGCTGTCGGGCGTCGTCCTGCGCGTACCGCCAAAACGCGGCGTACTCGCCGGACGTGAGCTCCTCGACTTCCCGCGGTGTCATTCGCCAGTAGCGACAGAAGGCGGCGAGATTGTCGGCGGCGCGCCTCTCGTAGGGTCCAGCGCTGCGGCCACGTCGAGCTCGATAACTACGTCCTGCATATCGGCCACGTCGAGGTTGAAGCCGTCGCGTCGAAGTTTGAGCCACGCCAGAATCACAAACTTGTCGTCGGTGTCCGTGTCGGCCATCACTTGGCCCCACGACTTCCCGAAGTGCTGACGGATCGCGGTGAGCTCTCGTGGCGTGAACGCCACCCGCATTTCGTCAGCTGCGAGCGTGACGGAATCGGGAATGTCCCCGTTCCGGTGGAGCTCTGTTGTTACGGGCTCGGCCATTGCATACCCCCTATTTCGGTGTCCGCCGTCCGCTCCGCTGCGAGGACGAGCGATGGCTCCATCCCCATCGCGGACGGGTAGAGGAAGTTCCCAACGTCGGAGTGAGGGAAGCCGCGGCCTCCGTACTCCTCGTACTGCGCGTAATCGACGCCCTCACCCATTCCGACGACGACGCCAGCGGGTCCCGCGTCGGTGTAAACGGACCCGGCTGTCGCGCCCGTGTCCGTGTGCAAGCGTCCGCGTGTGATGGCCGCGGCTTGGTCCGCGACTTGTGCGAACGAGGAGCGCGCGGCTTCCTCGATGCGCGCCGCCAGCATCGTCGTCCCTGCGGCGAGTTCCGGGAATCCCCGAACTTCGACGCTTACGCCGTCCGCCAACTTACGCCGTCGTGTCTGCTGTTGCGCGGCGCGCTGCGGTGACCGCTCCGGGAGTAACGGACTTAACGGGCTCGCCAACGATGGACCACTCCAAGTCCACTTCGGAGGCGTCCCCCGCGTCCCCGTTAATCGGGGAATACGGCTGCGGAATGACCATTCCGCTCCACATCGGATTTGTCGCGCTGACGGCCTGGTCCCGGTAGCCGAGGACCTCGAACGGAACGGGGACGCCGCCATCGACGGCGGCGGAGAGGACTTCCTCCGTCGCGTCGGGGTCGAACGATTGGTAGAGCGTTGCGACGAGTGCCCATTTCACGGTCCCGGGGTAGTCGCGGGAGCCGCACATGGTGTCCAGCGTCGTCGTCCCCACGTCCGGCGCGATTTCGACGTGATTCACGACGCAAGCGAGCTCGGTGCCGTCGATGGACAGCCCGGCGTTGTTGAGAATGAGCGGCATCGGTTCTGTTGCGGGTGTCGCCATTGCTTCCTCCTAGATGGTCACGGGCACACGGAACACGAGCCGCGCGCCGAGGTAATGAATCCCGCCGATGATGAAATGCCGCGGCGCGTACATCGTTTCGACGGGCCACGTATACGAGTCGTCCTGGAAACGTCCGAGGGTGTACGCGACGAGCTCCTCCAACTTCGACATTCCCGGACCGGGCTCCACACGCGAAGCAACGCAAAGCGCGACGAGCCAGCTGTCCCAGTAGCCGTGACCGCCCATCGTGCGCGAGCCAACCGTTTTCTGATTTAGCCACGGGTCCGCCCACTCCAAAAGGATCGCGGGAGGCGTTACGGAGTCCACTAAGTCCATGAGGACTTCGGGGTCATCGTCGTCCACGGGTGCGAGAGCCGCCGCCGCGCGCTCCCGCACTTCGGACAGTCGGAGCGCCCCGGTTGCCGTGGCGTTCACGCTATGCCCCATCCCTGTTTCAGCGGCGTGAGCGTGACCGCGTGACGGTTGAAACCGTCAGCGGGAGCCGTGAGCGCTCCGGTTTGGTCAAACCCGATGACCCCGAAGGCTGCGTCCTGCGACTTGTACCACTCGACAGCGCGGAGCACGTTTACGCGATTCGCCAATGCGTTCCCGTCGGGGATTGGGTCGTCGTCGTAACGTGCTACCGCGTGGTCGATTTCGTCCGCGGCCGCGTCGAGGCAGAGTTGCAGCGTTTCCGTGTTTTCCGCGTTCACGCGGATTCGGAGCGCTGCGGCGAGCTCATCGACGGTCGCGTATGCCGCCATTTACGCGCTCGTGCTCCGTGATGCGCGGGTGCCACCGCCGCCACTCGCGCCGAACGCGGCGGGAACGGCTGACGTGTCCAGCTTTGCGACGGCTGCGGGCTCCACGAGCTCCGCGAGGAAGGCGCCGACGACGCCAACCTCAAAGCCAGCGATGCTCGGCTCCACCGCGCGCAACTCGACTGGCGATCCCGGCGTTTCCGCCGTGAGGACCGCTGACGAGTCGTACAAGTAAGCGTCCCCGTCCGGGAGCGACGGAGAAATCACGAGGTTCATCCCCGCGATGTTTCCGCTTCCCGTTGCGAGGTTGCCGCCGCCAGCGCTCAGAAACACCGGCTGCGTCTGACCGACGAGCGCGAGGAAGGCGTAACCGTCCGCAACGCTCGCGGCGAGCGTGTTCGGTCGGCGCCGTGTCGCGGTGAAAATCGCCGCGGCTGCGGATGAAATCGCGGTCATCCATGCGGAGAGCCCGTCCGCTCCGGTAATCGGAACGGCGGTTCCCGTCACGGTTGCGAGTTCCGCGGCGGTCGCGTCCTCCGTTTCCTGCGCGTACGCCTCCGCTGCGAGGTCGAACCAAAGCCCGAGCGCGTCCGGGTTGGACCACGCCACGTCCTGCCATGAGAGGTCACCGCATCCGCCGTAAACCTTGGCGGTTGCTTCCACGAGCGCGACTGTCATTTTCCGGGAGGGCAGCTGCGTTTTTTCTGCTGTCTGCTCCCCGACAATCGGGCGCTGCGTGATTTTCGGGTAGGTCACCTTCCCGGCGTTGAGCCCGATACGACGGGTCGCGGTCACGAGCGGTCGTGACTTGTCGATCACGTCGATGATTTGCGCCAAGTGCTGTTTCGGCAGTAGACCGGGAATGTCCGCCATGAGCGTGTTGTCCACCGCTCGCGTGAGCCTGTGCTGCGCTCGCTCACGCTCGCCCTGTCCGGCGCGGTTGGCGATTTTGTCGAATCGACAGATGAGCTCGTCCCGCGCGTACTGCGCGAAGGTGCGGTAGAGCACTTCGTCCCCGCCCTGCGCGGCTGCGCGCTGCGGCTGCGGCGTTCCGTCGCTGTCCACGACGGCCGGACGTGTGAGGAGTGCTCGTGCGTCACGTGACGACGAGCGCGCTTCCTCCAAGTCCAGCAACTCTCCGATTTGAGGCTCGAGCTCCGCGAGCCGTCCGCGCTGGCGAGTGATGAGCTCGCGCTCGCTCTCGGACGGGTCACGCTCCTCCTGCTCTGCGTGGTCCAACGTGGAGTCGATGGCCTCGTTTACCTGCTGACGCTCGTTTACGAGGCGTTGAAGTACGGCGTTTCCCATGAGTTGGGTCCTCCGGTCGAGTGGGATTCGACGGGGTGCCGCTGTTAGGGCGGAAGGTGCGGGGGTGGCCGAGCGCTACCGGCGGTGTCCGCTGTCACGAGCCCAGGCGCGGGGTGCCGTTCTAGGACGCGACGATAGACCCGTTAGGGCTCTCACGCAAGAAAACTCCCCGCCCTGCTGGACGCTCTCGCCACCG